AGTTTGTTAAAAATGCAAACGTTGAGATAACAAATAAAAAACCGGATCATACAATTATAAATGTATTTGACCACTCTAGACTTATTCTTAGTGAAAAAGACAATGAGTTACAAAAACTAAATGAGGTGTCAAAAGGTTGTATGTGGCTACAAGCTAAAATGGGTACTATAAATATTTTATTATCTCAGCTAAATCGTAACATTGAGCAAGAGCATCGTGCAAAGGCTCAGTATCAGCCCCTGCTAACTGATTTGTTTGGCGGTGATAGTATTGGCCAGGATGCCCATGTAGTTATGATGTTACAAAGACCACATGATTTGTACGGTATCACAGATCTATATTGTGGCGAGGACCCTCTTAAGTTGCTAGCATGTCATGTTGAGAAAAATCGTGACGGTTTGCTTGGCATGATTCCTTATGAGGCAGAGATGTCTACTTTTACTATTAATGAAAGAAAAAAATAATAAATTATGGAAATACCAATCATACCACTAATGTTAGCTGTCCTTGGTATAGTTGTAGGTATAGCTTATATACTTACACAGATAGAAAATCGAATTGACAGAAACAAATTAGAAAAAAACTTAGAAAATTATGAGCAAAAGGAACGCAAAAAACAAAGCCAAACTGGCACTTCTAAATGAAATAAACGCTATAGACAAAAGACTAAAGAGGTTTAAGAATGACGAAGAAAAAACAACACAGTTAATGTCTAGAAGAGACGCAGTTAGAAGTAAATTAAAAACTAATTAATATGGAATTACCAAAAGAGAAGGTAAAGGCTAGCCGTAAATCGCCTAAAAACATGATAATATATGGTCCGCCAAAGATTGGCAAGACTACAGTATTATCACAACTAGATGGTTGTCTAATTATTGACTTGGAGGATGGCTCTGATATGCTTGATGCTTTAAAGATTAAAGTAAACAACTTGAAAGAGCTTGCTGATGTCGGTAGAGAGATAATCAAACAAGGAAAGCCATATAAATATATTGCTATTGACACTATATCTAAACTTGAGGAGTGGTGTGAAGCAGAAGGCAAGAAAATTTATATGAAAACACCTATGGGTAAAAACTTTGAGACTAAAAACCCAGGAATGTCAATATTATCATTGCCAAATGGCGCTGGTTATCTATATTTGCGGATGGCCTACAAAAAATGGATAGATAGACTAAACCTGTTGGCAGATCATGTTATCCTAGTTGGTCACCTAAAAGACAAACTGCTTGAAAAGAAAGGTAAAGAGGTTGCTGTAAAGGATCTTGATTTGACTGGCAAAATCAAGCAAATAACTTGTGCTAACGCTGATGCTGTTGGTTATATTTACAGAGAAGAAGAACAAACTATGGTTAGTTTTAATTCTCTTGACGACATAACTGCTGGCTCACGCTGCGCACATCTAAAGGGCAAGACCATGCCTATGAACTGGTCAGAAATATATATAGACTAATAATTAATTAAACGTAAAAAAATGATTGACGTAAGAAAAACGCCCGAGCCGGGTAAGACGCCTGCTAAGATTACTGTTTCTATGATTGATGATGATTTAAAGAATGGTATAAGTAAAGCAGAAATGGCTGTAAAGTACAATATTAAACCATGGGAGGTAGATGAGATGTTCAAGCATCCTTTCTTAAAAGGCAGAAGGCCTAGTAGAAAGAAAGCTCTATCTTTTGACTTTGTAGATGATATAACAGAAGCCAGAATAAAAGAAACTGGTACTGTTATAAAAGAAACTGGTATGATAGAAGCAGTAGAAGCTATACAAGAAGTAGATCCTAATCAAATAACCTTAGAAGAAGCTATAGACGATGCTATAGATTCAGCTACACAGGCTCAAGACGCTCTAAAAGAAGCAGAGAAAGCTGTTGTAGATATTCTTAGTCCTACTGAGTATGAAACTCCAGAAGAGACTTTATTAAAAGCTGCACAACCTGACTCAGAAGAAGAAGAATTAGAAATGGACGATGATACGTTCGAGTTATAAACAATTAAAAACAAATAAAAATGGCAATACAAAGTAATGCAAGTAATCAAGAAGTTGTAGGTGGAATTAGAACCTACTCAGGTCTAACAAATGTAAAAGTTATGGCAGTAAATCCTACCATGGCTGAGCTACATGCGATGGACATAAATGTAAAATCAGAACCAAACTATACTGTAACTATGGGTGACGAAGACTACAATAAAATTGTATTCTGGTTGGCTAACACAGATGGTAATTTCAAACTAGAAATACTAATGCAAACAAAAGCTAGAGTATCACAGACTGGCAAACATCAGTGGATGAACAATATAGGTCAATCTACATGGTCCGAAGATGCGCCGTCGTATGACTGGTGGAAAGCAGAGGGTCAGAGAAAAGCCTTTACAGGTGAGGAGACTCTTATAAATTTTGTAAAAGCATGGGCTAACGTAGCATCTGGTGACAATGTGTATTTTGACACTATGCCTGCTATAGCTGGTGGTAATGTTACAGAGATAAAAGCTCTTCTAAATAGCCTTAGTAACAATGAGGTTAGAGTTCTTATTGGTGTAAAAGATGATAAATATCAGCAAGTATATACTAAATACTTTGGCAGAATAAAGCCACAACGTGATGATTTATTTATCAAAGCTCTAAATGATGACTACGGTCAGTTTAACGCAGACTTTAATGCAGACCTTAAGTGGGGTCCACATGTATCTTCTGCAGAACTAGTTAAACCTGACTCTCCTGACACAATCAGCGAAGATGAAGACTGGACATCTCAGCCTGCAACTGTTGGTAGTAACAGTGAAGCAGACGACTTACCGTTCTAATGCCAATAAGCAGTAGAAACAGTAATGATCATTTACACACAGATGTCATACTTGGTAAAATTACTGAGTATGACATTTTTGTGTATTATATACCCGAGTTTAAAAAGCTAGGTAAGAAGTTTCGCAGCAGTTTGCGTGAAGATAATTCTCCTACAGTATATATAACTATGTATAATGGTAAATTACTGTATAAAGACTTTGGTAATCCTGATCATACTTTTGACTGTTTTAACTATGTTAGATATAAATTTAATTGTTCTTTTATTGATGCATTGCGAATTATTGACTGTGATTTTAATTTAGGGTTAAGCCCTAGAAAGGCAGAGACAGCTTTTACTATGGGTTATATGGCTTATAGACAAAATAAACGTATTGATTACAATAGAAGACAAGTTATAATTCAGAAGAAAAAGCGACTGTGGACAAGATCAGATGCTAAATTTTGGTCTAAATATTTGGTTAGTAAACAAATATTAACTAAGTTTGCGGTTGAACCAATAAGTCATTTTTGGGTTAATGGTAACAGATTT